CTTCGTAGATTGCATGCCATGTAAGTATAGAGACCCTCACTCACCCCAACTAAGCCCGTAGCAGAAATGCTATGGGCTTTTTTTATGCCCACCTGTTTACAATTGTAATTTACATTTGTATATTCGTTTACCCACATATACACATAGACCCCCCTAACTGAATTTCATGTAACTCAACGAATTCGAGCACGCGCAAACCCGGTCGGGTACGCTTAAATACCGAGCCCGGTTTTTTCGCTATGGGAAGCAATTTTGATATAAGTGTTAACACACTAATGCGGCATATAGCTGAAATATATTTAGTTAAATGATATTTATAATAAAGAATTCCATATGCTTAGACAAGATACATATGTAAGGATATCAGAGGAGTTTGGAACTGCGGTTGGAATGGCAAGAGGCTTGGAAATGTGGGATGCTTCAACTCATAAGATAACGGATGATATGAGATGTAACGAATTGATATACCATACTATTGAGGATGGTTCTTATCAGAAGGTTCGTAGAGAGGTTATACGTTTAGAGAAGATAGCTCGTAAGGGAATTAAAGAATTAACTATATATAAGAAAGCAATTAAAGGTGATAGTAGAACTACAACAAAACCAAAGAAGGTACTCCAAAACCGATAACGTATATACGATATCTGCTAAAGAAGGAATACCGCCAGTTACTATCCAAGTCTTAGAGGATGATTTGGAAATAGAGGGTATTCTACCTTTTGATATTAAAGGGGTTATTATTTATTTAAGGAATTACAATAGGTATATAGCATCAAATGAGCTAGTTGAAACCCTTGCGGACTCGGTTTCTATAAACCCCCACTACACATATAAGGAACACTCTAAGGTATTAGGTGCTACAATCGGAAAAACAATCCCTATCATACCAATAGATACTCTAAAGATATTAGAGGAGATAGAGAAACAAAAGGGTAAGATTCCCTTTTCAGGAGTTAAAGATGTACAATGGGAAATAAACGGAAATGATACTTCAGGACTTATTAAACAGATTATATGGACACTATCCCCTACTGCAAATAAACCATTAGATACCTATAAGGTATTTGATTTAAATCTTTCCGCAGATTACTCTATTACTAAATTGAATGTAGAACCATTAGATAAGGATGCAAGAATACCTGAAGATAAACTGGCTAATAATCTAAAGGTAATCAATGATAGATTACTTCAATTGAATTCCGATTTTCAAACGATTAAGGATATATTCTACTTTGGGAAGATTACACCTACTTCAACAACTAAATATACTACTCTTGCCGCAGCAGATTCGGGAGATGATATATCCGTTCAAGTGGTGAGTAAATCTTCAACCGCAGTAGATAAGAAACCACTCGTATCCACTTCCGTTGCCGATGCTGCTCAAGCTAAAGCGGATGAGTTGGCCAATAAAGTTGTAGAAGCACAAACTACTTTACAAAAGAAGATTGACCAAACGGAGAATACTATTAAAACTGCTCAAGCGGGCGATACCGCAGCTCAATCCGAACTAAGAAAGCAGTTACTATTGGCACAACAAAACCTAACGAACACAAACGCTTCCTTATTACAAAGGTTAAAAGCGAAAGGAATTGATATATAATAGGATATGCTTAAACGATTCGCAGATATATCACTTTATGTAACCCTATTACCATTGCTAATAGGAGTTGCTTTATTGGTGGGTTTATACTTTCTTATACGTTTTCCCATATGGTGGATACAAAGAGCGTTTAAGACGAGGAAAAGGTGGTTTAAATTGTAACTATCAATAGGGATAACAAAAATTTTCTTTTTTAAAAACGACCGGGCCCCCTACCCCCACCCCCAAAAATAAATTTGTAAATTTCAATAATTATTAGTATATTGTAGGTTATGAATATTACAGTCTTAGATAAATTGGAAAAGGGATGGATATCTTTGGAATGGAAAACATATCTTCCTAAGACTAAATTGTCTAAACAAAACCTTTCAGAATTGGTTGATAAATTGGATAACTGGAAATCAAATCGTAAGTGTAGGGAAATAATACTAATTAAGTATAAATCAATGCCGGCATATATAACCTTAAAGAGAGAGGACTTTAAATCTATGGGTAAATGGTTGATGAATAGGTTAACTGAATTAGAGATGTACGAAGATTGTGCTAAATTACATTCTATAAAAAATAAGTTATAATATGCAAAATGATTATAAAATACTAACTATTCCGAAATTTTTAGAAAAGGATGAATGTGAGTTGTTGATAAACAAATACAACATTGATTCGGAATTAAGTAATGCGGAAGTATATCATCCCAATAATATTCAAAGAAAAAAGGAAACGAGAAAATCTAAGGTTTCTTTTGTAGAAGATATTGGAATAATAGGTAATAAAATTTTAGATAAAGTAAAAGAGCATGTTGGGAATATAAAAGGATATGAACCATCTTTGGATAGCTTTCAGTTTACAAAATATGAAAAAGGCGATTTCTTTGATTGGCATGCCGATTCAAATGATACGGTATTTAAAGATAGATTTTATACAATAGTTCTACAATTGAATGATGATTATATAGATGGAGATTTTCAGCTTTTAACAAATAAAGAAATTACATTAGAAAAAGGAGCAGGAAATCTATTTATATTTCCTTCGGAAGTGGTACATAGGGTTAAACCAATAACTTCCGGTATAAGATACTCTTTAGTAAATTGGTTGAAATTAAAACAAATAAAAAATATTAAAAAAACTTTATTATAAAATGGGATTTGATTTAATAGAAATATTAAAAGCTTGGGCAACAGCAGAAAACCCAAATAAAATGCAAAAAGAATTAGCAGAACTTAGGCTGAATGTTTGTATGGGATGCGATATGCGTAAGGAAATAATTCATAATAAAAAGTGGTCTGCTTTATGTGGTAAGTGTGGATGTCCCTTATCAAAAAAAATATTTACAGACCAATATGGTAGTTGTCCATTGGATAAATGGAATATAGTGGAAGAGCCATATGTAAAATCTCTTACCTTAAAAAGTAAAAAACAAAAAACAACTATTTAGATATGGAAAAAATTACGTTTGAAGATGGGATATTTATCTATAAGACAAAAATAGATTCATATAATTTTCAAAAATCAGTTTTAAAAGAATGTGAAGATTATTTAATAAACAGCTATGCAAAAATGGATAATTATTCTTTTTTTGGTAGAGAGTTTTTTGATTTAGAAAAAGATTTTATTCCAAATAATTTTATGGAGCAAGCTGTAAAACTTTGTTTAGCGGAATGTACATCCTTAGCAAAAACGAATAAAATGAATTTTAATATAATCAAATCTGGGTGTTGGATAAATGTTGTTAGAAAAGGAAAACCAAGACAAACTAATTTCAAAAAAAATGATGAAGTATCCCTACATAATCATGTAGATTTACAAAAAAAAGATGGATTGTTTTATCCAAATTACACATTTGTATATTATTTGCAGATGCCTGATAATTTAGAAAACAATGAGGGTACATTGATTATCGGAGGTAAAGAAGGTAGAAGATATTATATAATGCCGGAAGTATGTGACCTGATTATTATGGATGGAACATTAGAGCATTCTCCAAATAAATCACCCAATTCTACTAAAGATAGAATAGTAATAGCCGGTAATGTTGGGCTTGAATATGTAAAAGAAAAAGTAAGTTTAATTTAAAATATTAATATTTATAACAAAAAGAAATAACTGATGAAAGCCGTAATAATTGGAACTGACTTTGTTAAAGATAACAATGGTAACTTAAAAATCGTAGAAACAAATACTAATGTAGATGTACATAATGTAATTGTGCCCGATTTAGATTGGGTATCTTTTAAACAATTTTTAATAGATAACTCTATATCTAAATTACATTTTATTTATACCGATGGTAATTTCATAAATACAGAAAGAGCCACAAGATTCGATACGCATATTCCAAAAGTAACTTTAAAAGATAAATTGGAAGAGGTTGTAAATGAAATTGGTGGTACATTTACTGCATATGAGGTTGCAAAAAATTCAATAACAGTTCCATATGTAGAAGATGCAGATGATACTTTGATATTAAGAACATCATATGATACAACAGCTATCATTGATGAAAGCTATGCAAAAGATAAGGTGAATTTTCATAGAGCAATTTCTAATCAATCTTTTTCAACAAAAATATATTATAACTCATCAACCGATACAAGTCTTAATGTAGATAATTTGACAGAATTGCATTTAACAGATGGAGATGCTCCAAACTATATTGTAAAGACTAGATACCCAAATACGGATTATGTACAATATCCAAAATTATATAAAGTAAATTCTTTAGAAGATTTAGCAACATTAAAAGCTTCGTTAACATCTTTGGAATATTTGGAAGAGTTTCACTCAAATAATGATAATGTGGTTGAAGAAAAAATGGGTGTTATCAGAAGTTTAGATATTATATATGGTTCTACATTAAACTGCTTACATTTGGGTTCGTATATAATGACATCGCCTATCAAAGTTAATAGTTGGGATACATTATATAATTCCAATGGTTTAATGAATCAGGAAGCAAGACCTTTATGGATTAGTAAATCGCCTAATCAAAGAATGGGTATTTCATACATTTTTGATGATGATACTAAGATATTATACGCAGATGGTTCAATGAAATTTCCGAATCAAGTACTTGAAAATGATGTTTTAAAAACAGTTACATTACCTTGGGTGCCGGCAGATGATACATCAGAAACGGGTGAACCATTGTATATACCAACTGTAAATTCTGGAAGTTTTGCCGAAGATTTAACTACATTTGGTACAACAAGCACTACAATAGTTAATTTAGTTAGTGAAACTAAGGAATCTTTAATGATAAAAGTAACCTTAGAAAATGGGTTGGTTTATGAAGATTTACCACATAGTGATATGTTAATAGAAGAATATGATACTCTTAGAACAATTTTCTCTCACACAAATGAATTTAGAGTAAACGATTCCATTGTGTTTTATGATTATAATAATAATACATTGGTTAAATCTAAAATAACAAATTTAGAAGTCGTATATGTAAATAGAAAAGTATATGATATAGATGTGGAAGAGAATGATTTATTTTTACCTTTAGCAGATGAAAATTTAGGATTATCGTTTATACAACACAATCCATGTTATGGTTGGTGTTGGATGAGCTCATGTGCTTATTATTGGTGTAATAGTTGCTCTTTTTGCTATACCCCACAACCTAAACTATAATATAAAATAATTTAATAAAATGAAACCGAAAATTATATCATCAGAAATAGTATTAACAAGCTCATCTACAAATTCTAATATAGCAACTATAATGCAAGAAGTTGCATCTATTATATATACTGATGTTACTCAGTAAATATTTTAATTTAATTAGTTATGAATCGAGTCGAGCTATATGATACATATGGGTATGAAAACTTTATATCCGATAGTGAACAATTAACTTTTTTAAATTGGATAAAAGAAAATGAGTTTATTTTTCCTATAAATGAATCAAAATCATCTCCGTATGATTCTAGAAAGTATTTAGTTATAAGAGAATTTCATACCAATATATTTGATTTAGTTAGTTCTATAAAAAATAGAATAATAACTTTAGAGAAAATAGATGAGTGGGTTACAGAACCGAATTTTGAGGATGGTATTGGTATAAATAAAGCCGGCGGTAATATTCATCTACATAGTGACCCAAATTTAGAAGGTTATACACACGTTAGATATAATGTAATAATATCGTATCCAAACGAAGGCGGTCATTCAATTTACAATGGAAAAATAAATGAGCTTAAAGAAAAAATGGTTTGGAGGTGCGTTGCGGGAAAGGTAATGCATGGTTCTACGCCTGTTATTGGTGATAAACCCAGAATAACTTTAAGTTTAGGGTTTCAAATAAAAAATAAAATTAAAAACACAAAAAGTTTAATTTAATATGATTATAAATGATAAAGTTGCATTTATTCCAATACCTAAAAATGCTTCTTGGTCTGTAGAGGAATCCTGTGTATTTTATGGTTTTGATTTAAAGTTCCCAAATACTTTATGGGAAAATTCGATTAAGTCTAATATCAGAATGAAAAATAAAAGAAATCACATACATTCTAAACTTCATCAATTAGTAGCTAGCTTTGGTTCTGATTTTGAATTTGTTTCAATAATAAGAGATTCTACCGATAGGTTTATATCCGCTTGGAGATTTTTTATAGCTGGTATGTGTGAACTACATCCGGATGAAGAAACTATTTATCATTTAACAAATATAGATAATTCATTTGTAATTGATTTTATTAAAAAAAACTATTGGGAATATACAAACATTTATTCCTCACAAGATATTAGAAAATCTTTCTTTGAAAAATTATTAATCGATTTGGGGTTTAAGCAAAAATATTTCACTAATGAGGCGTTCAATGATAGATTTCAAATTCACACATTTGGATTATCATCGCAATATCATTGGATTCTAAACGATAGAGTAAAAGTTAAAACATTTGATTTTGATAAATTGTATGAATTCGAATCATATATGTCTAATAAATTTAATGTTGATTTTAAATTAATGCATGTAAATCAAAATTCAATAACTTCTAACGTAAAGAGAACACCGGAGTTAGTAGAATTTGTTAATAAGTATGTTGATGGTTCTATTAAAAATAACTTATCAATCATATAGTGTATGAAATTATTTACATATGGTGATAGTTGGACCGAAGGGCAAGGAGTAAATCCACAACAAGAAGATGGGTTTCAAACCAGAGAAGAGCGTAAAAAATATAGAAATGATAGGTCTTGGCCTATTAAATTATCCAAATTACTTAATTGTGAGTGTGTAAATCAATCCATATCTGGCGTTGGTAATAATTTTATCTTTAATAAGGTAATATTGGATATAAAATCGGAAATCGTTAAACCCAGCGATTTTATTATAATAATGTGGTCATCTTCATTAAGAGATGATGTTCCATTTTTTCCAAATGGTGAATGGCATGCTTGGGGAGATAATTATATATCAGAAACAAATAAAAAAAAGTGGTTTGTATTTAATGAAAAAGTATTTACAAACAATCCTTCTTATAATCAATTTTTAATAAAATTCAAAGAGTTTTATATAGATGAACTATATTATCAAAATTATTATAATATAGTAAATCAAAACTATATTATTTTCTTACAAAAACTATTTGAATATTATCAAATAAATTATTTGTTTTGCGATGCTTTTGATAAGATGGTTGATGGTATATCCAACGCTTTCGATAAAACGCATATTATAAATAAATACAATTATTGGGGATTTGGTGAAAAAACATTTAAAGATTACCTAGTATCTACAAATAATAAAATGGTATGGGAAAATCCACAATATAATATATTAGAAATACCTGGAATGCACCCATCTGAATTAGGTTATAAATTGATTTCGGAGGAGTTATATTTATACATTGAAAGTAGACCGGATTTACTCTCTTTTAAAAATAAATTTTATAATAATAAAAAAATATTATAATGAATTTTTCATTAAATAATGGGTTTTGCGATAAATCAGAAGCCGAATCAATAATAAAATTTTGTATTGAAAATGGAGAGCAGTTTTCATATAATCCATCCGAAACTTGGGATTGTAAAAGAATTTATAATGATGATTTTAGAAAAAAAATAATAGATAAATTAAATAATAAATTTAAAAACAATGAATTTAATTTATGGTTTAATTATAATGATTTTAATTTAAAAAACTTTAGTATAAGCCTTACTTCATATTATGATGGTAGGTATTTAAATTTACACAAAGATAAATCAAGTGAATTAACAACTGTTATAGTTTTATCGGATGCATATACGGGTGGTCAATTTGCCCTATCAGATAGCTTAGAGCCGGATTTTGATTTAAAAAAATTAGATGGAATATCTTTATATGATTTAAAATTAGGCGATTGTATATCATTTAATGGTTCTGAAACATATCATGGTGTAATGCCTGTTATAACCGGTGTAAGATATGCGTTAAACATTTGGATGACGGATACAAATTTTACATATCCTAAAATTAAAAATGTAAAATCTTTTTTATGAAAATATTAATAATATCTTTACCAAGAACAGGCTCAACATCTTTGATGTATAGATTGGCAAAAGAAAAAAATCTTAAACCATATTTTGAACCATTTGATGGAACTAATAGAGTTATTTATAATAATCAAAATAATTCAGTTGTTAAAACAATAATTTGTCACCACCCCAATAATTTGGAATTAGCAAAATCGTTTGATGAAGTTATACTTTTAAGTAGAAAAAATTTAAAAGAGTTAATAGAATCCCATTCATATCAAACTTATTTTTCAAAAGTAGAGGGGTATAATTCTAATAATAAATACTTCTATAAACAACCACCAAAAAATATTATAGATTTATGCACAAGTGATATCTTTAAATGGATTAAAGAAATAGAAACACTATCAAAGATATTAAATATTGAAATTCAATACTATGAAAATTTATTTGATATAAATAGTTATAATCGTTTAAGAATTAAAAATGAAGAATCTAAATTAATTTAAAAATGTTTATTTATTCTATTGGATGTTCAGTTACTTATGGTTATGGGGTAAATAAACAAAATTCATATCCATCATTATTAAAAAGTTATTTTAATTGTGATATTACAAATTCTTCAAAATGTAGTGTTGGTAATGATTGGATATTGCATACTGCGTTAGAAGATTTACTAAAATTAAAATCTAATCCAGATTTAGTAATATTACAATGGTCTGGACCATCTAGAAGAACTCATTGTGATATTGATGGAAGTGAACGTTTGGTTACTCCTTATGATTGGACAGAATTATTTCCGAAATTTGAACCAATGGCAAGTAAACACACTTTACATTATATGTTTTTATTACAAAATTTTTTGGAAAATAATAAAATTAATTATTTCTTTTTTAATTATATGGATTTAGATATTAGTGTAAAAAATTTATCAGTATATTCGGAAATAAATTGGGATAAATCTTTATTAATTAATAAAGAATATATGATAAAACACAAATATTCAATAGATTCGGTTGGCCATCCAAACGTAAGAGGTCATTACTATATAGCAAATGAAATATTAAAAAAAATGGGAATTAATACATCATTATATTCTAATATTTTAAATAATTTAATTTAATGAAAATATACATACATCATTATTATAATAAATCTATTTTTTATAAACTAGCTCATAACACTACAAATAGAATCTTTGATATAAAAGATAATAATGAGGGAAGTATATTTTGTGAGTATAACAATGTAGAATTCGAATTCATTTTTAAGCAAGAGATGAGCTTTGAAGAGGATGGTATTCATATATTAGATTATTTTGCGGCATTTTCATATGGGAAAAATGACCCAAAAATAGGTGCTATTCTGCCAGATATGCACTATATGGAAAGAGAAACTCAACAAATTTTAAAAATATTTATAAATTTATTAAAAAATTGTCCAAAAAATCAAAAATGGATAATAACGTATTTTAGAACTGAAAAGATATTACAAACTAAAGATGTTGATTACTTTGATGAAAAATGGTTAGAAATAGAATCGTTGATATCTCAATTGAGTCAGCACCATGTAATTACAGATAATTTTTTTTTAAACGAATCGATAAAACAGCAGTACCCAAATTTTTATTATGCATTAACAAACACAATATTTCAATGGAATACAAATTGGAATGTTAGATGGTATTATGAGTTTAAGCAAATATATGATAAATTAAACTTTGATTATGATTTAATGTATAGTATTAAGAATCATAAAATAAACAGAATTAATATTATAAATGAATTAAGTAAATTAAAAAATGATAAGTTGTATTTACAACATACAAATGCTTTACAAAATCAAGCATATGAAAAGCATTCTCCAAAAATAACTCATATAAAAACCAATTCCATATATGGTGAAATCGATTTTGATGATATTAGTTATATAGCAAATCACCAAGGATATATGGATGTATTTTTTAGAGTTCTTCCAAAATCCAAAATGCAAATATTATGCGAAAGTTGGTCTTGGAGTGATAGAGATTTTACATCACAATATCTTTCAGAAAAAACATTAAGCTTGCTATTAGCTTCCATACCATTTGTTTCAACGCATAATTATCCGTTAGATATAGTTCAATCTATGTTAGGTGTAAGACCGCATCCTTTTTATAAAGAATCTAAGGAATTTAGAGCAAATCCAAAAATGTTTGCATCTTTTATTAAAGATTTTTTATATAATTTTGATGAAAATTATAGATTATGTAAAGAATGGTCTGATTTGGTGCATAGCAAACTAATGTATAAAATAGAGAATGAAAATTCATTATTGGATTTGATAATTGATGGGGGTTTAAAGAAAGAATTCATTATAAAAAAATCTATAATATAATGCATAATGGTAGAATCACATACTATATATAATGGATTAGTAACTGAACAAACTTCGTATGCGGTAAATGTATTATTACCAAATTTTTTAAATAATACTAAGCCAAAAAATATAGTAGAAATCGGAACAGCGGTTGGAGGATTAACGCATTTATTATCAGATTTGTGTCCAGATAGTAAAATTATCACAATAGAAACTAAAAACTTTTATCATTATAATTTTAAAGAAAATGTAACAAGTATAATATCAGATAGTAATTCAACTGATTTAATAAATGATATTATGATTCCTTTTATACAAAAAAACGGCACAACAATTGTATTTTGTGATGGGGGTAATAAGGTTATAGATTTTAGTAATTACGCCCCATTAATTAAAAATGGTGATTATATATGTGTACACGACTATTGTCAAACCAAGGAAATTTTTTTGAATGAATATTATGGCAAAATATGGAATTATTGTAGATTAATTGATAAAGACATTTTGGGTATTTGCGAACAATATGGTTTAGTAAACGTATATCCTGAAATGGATAGGGGAATGTGGGGAGTTAAACAAAAAAAATCTGATATCGTTGTCACTAAAAAAATAAAAAGAATGATATGATGCAAGTTGTATTTACATATTTACCAATTAGACTTAAACAAACTACTGAAATATATTTAAAATATTCTATTGAAAATTTAAATAATCAAAACATCATTCCTTTGATATACTCCGATGAAGACTATTTTGAACAAACGAGTTTAAAATATAAATGGATTAAATTTGAGATAGATGAAAAATATAAACGAAATACGTTATGGTCATATCCTAAATTAAAAGTATTATCCATAATTGATTTTCCATTCATACATTTAGATAATGACTTATTGGTTGAAGATTTAAGTAAATTAATGAGTATTATAGATGGTGATAAACTAAACTTAGGCTACAAGCATTCTTTGAATGAAAATCAAATAGAAAACTTTACCAATATATACAAACGTTATTCTAACACCCCAATAAAATTTGATGAGTTAAATAACACATGTATAATTGCAACTAACGATTATCTAAACGTTAATAAATCTTATTCCGATGTGTTGAAAATTGTAGATGAAAATTTTGATTTTTTTATTGAAAGATACAATGGTGTTCCACCAATTACATTAAATCAACAATACATTAATTTATATTTTAATAATATTAATTATTTATTTGATAGTAACCCATCTTATGATAATTTAGAAAAAAATGGAGTATATCATATGGCTGAAAAAATGTTGAATAGACATTTGTTTAAATCCGGAAAACTGATATGAAAAATATAATTGAAATAGGTTCTAATGATGGAAGCCACACAATTGGTTTTTTAGATAATGCAAACGTTTGGTGTTTTGAACCAAATCCATTATATGTAAATGTGTTAAAAAACAAATTCAAAGAAAATAAAAACGTTAATATAATACAAAAGGCGGTTAGCGATTTTAATGGAACTTCTTTTTTTAATTTAGCAAGTGATGGATTATCTTCTTCTTTAAATGAATTAACCCAATTTGCTAATCAAAATAGTAAAATAAAGTATGTAGATAAAATATTGGTAGATGTTATAAGAATGGATGAGTTTTTAAATCAAAATAAAATTAATTGTGTAGATTATTTTCATTGCGATGCTCAAGGTGAGGATTTTAAAATTTTAAAATCATTTGGAGAAAAAATATCAATAATAAAAAGAGGTAAGGTAGAAGTATCTTTATTTGAAGATTTATATTTAAATAGTTTTAATTATATAGATGATGTAATAAATTTTTTAAAAGAAAATGATTTCGATATAATCAATTCATCAGAAATACAATTATTTAAAAAGAGCTTAAAAAGATATGATATAGATGTTCAATTTTGTAAAAAAAATATTAAAAGATTCATATGAGTAATGTGCTTTGGACTTTTGGAGATTCTATGACATTTGGGCATGGATGTAATGTGAATTGCTTTTCTGATACTAAATTAGAATATGATTCCTATAAAAAAGAAGGCGATGATATTTGGCCAAATCACTTAGCTAAACTACAAAAATGTAATGTTAATAATTTTGGAAAAAATGGAGTTTCTAATGATTTCATTTTAGATAGTATAATAGATAATTTTGATTCAATAAAAGAAAATGATATTGTTATAATAAATATGACCCTATATGGTAGGATGGATGTTCCGATAGATAATAATATACATCATATCTTATCATCATATGAAGGAGCAAAAAATGTTTTAAATAAAAATTGTATAGATAATAAAGATAAAATAGAAACAATAGTAAATTTTCAATATTATTTTTCAAATGATATTTTTTATAAAAACAGGCACAAAAAAAGATTTGATTTTATAAAAAAAAGATTATTAAATGAAAATAAAGTTAAATTTTGCTACATATGGTCTTTAGAAGATGATGATGAATTATACGCATCATTTGAAACAATATATAAACATACAAATGGTTTAATAAAAGATACACACTTTTCCTTTAATGGGCATTTAAGTTTTGCGCATTTTCTAAACTCCATGATAGATAAAAAAATATTGTAACTATTTGTTATTTTAAAATTTTTTACATATATTTGGTATTATGATAATTGTACCAGAAACTCCGATAACAGATGTTAGCTTTACTAAGTGGAATCCTTGTATTAAATTAGAGGTAAAGGATGAGAATTTAGAAGATACCTATCATTACTACATCATACCGCTAATAGATGTATCACAGCAAGAATTAGAAAATAATTTAGAATCAATACCATCATTATGGTCATCCGAGTCTACGGAGTTTGAATCGGAGGAGGGTGTTACCCTTTATACTATGCGATTATTCGATGAAGACCTGCCCGAATTAACCACAGAAGAGGAAGTAGAGATACTTTATAAAATTTTGACAAAAAAAGACCTGTATTAATTTGGAAATTTGAAAAAATTTTTGTATATTTGGGGTATCTTTTTATTACTACTTTAAAGCAGACAGCACAGAAGCACTAAAAGATTAAAAATAAAACTTAAAAAATAGAATATGAAACAAAAGACAGAAAAAGAACTGAAAGACAATTACGAGAGGTTTATTGCCATTATCAAAAAATATTTTACAGGTGATAGGTTAGAAAAACTTCTTCATATGTATTCAGAAGAGGAGTTAGGACCAAACCTTGCAATTGCTCCAGCTAGTGGTAATGCTGGTTATCATAATTGTTATACAGGCGGATACATTGACCATATTTTCAATGTTTGTAAAAACGCACTTAAAGTTAAAGAATTATTTATTCAGTTAGGTGGTAAAGTAGATTTTACAGACGAAGAATTAATATTTGTAGCACTACATCACGACTTAGGTAAGTTAGGCTTAAAAAATAAACCATACTATATACCAAATCCTTCAGATTGGCATATTAAGAATCAAGGTAAAGTATATGCAGCTAATCCTGAATTACATCATATGACTCATACCGATAGAACTATATTTGTTTTACAACAATATGGTATAACCTTTTCAGAAGCAGAATATTTTGGTATGAAACTAACCGATGGATTATACGATGAGGACAATATGAAATATCTAAAGGTGTTTGATATTAGTAAAAGAATGAAATATAAAATCCCTTACATAATGCATTGGGCAGACCATATCTCTACAGTAATAGAATCACAAAGTAACGAAATTTAATCTGACTAATTTTCCGATTTGTAACAAAGTTAATGTAATTTTGTCAGTAAATTGTTACAAAATGGGGGTTGGTATAAAAGTTGAACATATAGGGTATATTGTTTAACTTAAAAATTATAAATTATGTTTTATTCAGATTTTGACAAATTCGTTGAGAAATTATTAGTAGCGGATAACAAACCGCTTTGGGAAACACATTCGAGAACATTCGTTCCTTCTAAATTTGCGGTCGATGTAAAGGATGAAAAAGCTCATATAGCTTTATCAGTATTAGGACATGACCCTAAAAACATTGAAATCAATTGTTATGAAGATAAGATTGAAATCAAAGCAAAGAAAGAAACCAAAGAAGAAAAAACTCCATTTGATGAGTTAGTAGCTAACATCGATGAAAGAATTACTTTAGGTAAAGATTTAGATGGTAGAAGCGCCAAAGCAGAATTTAAAAATGGTATTCTTACATTGGTTGTAGATAAAAGAGAAGAATCTAAACCAAAAAAAGTTTCCATAAAAGTTGGTTAATTTGATTTTTTTGTGTATATTTGGAGGGTGGTAAGATTTGCTTACCACCTTTTTTTATTTAAAAATACTTATTATTATGGTTTACAAAGAAAAAGTAATAAATTTATTAGAGGTTTTAAACGCTAAACTTAGAATTATCGAAAACGTTTCGAATGGTTCTATGCGATTATCTCAAGCGGAGGTTGATAGAGTTATTAAGGATACAAAAGCGGTTACTGAACGTATTTCAGAAATCATTAGTATAGAAAGATAATGAATTGGCTTAAAATTTTAGTGGGATTATCCGCACTAATTATTGCGGGATGTGCGGCTTATTTCTCCGTAACGGGATTAGGAGTGCTATTCGCTGGTGCTTCACTATCGGTAATGATAATGGCTTCCGCATTAGAATTGGCAAAGTTAGTTGCGGCTACATATTTAAAGCAAAAATGGGATGAAATTAGTGGATTTAACAAATGGTACATCACAATTTCCGTTGGTGTTCTTATGTTAATCACATCTGCCGGTATTTTTGGTTACCTTTCAAACGCATTTCAACAACAAAACATTCAGTTGATGCAGATTGAAAGAGAAATTTCCGTTTTTGATACAAAAATTAAGCAAAATGAGAGTGAAATCGCTCGTTATACTACACAATTAACCAATCAGCAAAACATTCGTAACTCACAAGAGCAAAATATTTCAAAAGTTGTTGAAAGAAATGGTTCAACATCACGTCTTTCTCAAATGGTTCGTAATGCTGATAAAGAAATTACTCAAATTTCAGCAAAAATTAATACTTTGACTGAAGAAAATAACAAAAATTACGAAGAAATCAACAAAATTAAGAACGCAAACATTGATATAGAGAAAGAAGTGGGTGGATTTCGATTTGTAGCCGAAGCATTCAATGTAGAATTGGCTCAAGTAGTTAAATTTTTCATATTTTTGATAGTTTTGGTGTTTGACCCACTTGCGGTTGCTCTAATTATCGCTTTTAACGGATTAATTTCTGATAAAAAGAAGAAACAAAGAGAGATTTTAGCCGAAATGATGGAAAATGATGAAAAATTGGGGTTATATGAGGTATATGGTGATAAAAAAGAGGATATAGTGGAAAATATTTCACAAAATACCGAAGATAGTGGAAAAATTTCAACATTAGAGAAAGAAAATGTAGTTAATGTGGAAAAATCCCAACAAACCACATCAGAAATGCCCGATTTAAAATGGGAAGAATACATGCACCCTGAATTTCCGTGGGCAAATCGTAGTTTATGGATAAATAACCCAAAAGCGGTTAATTTTTGGATTTCAACTAAAGGTGGTTCACGCAGAGAAGCTGATAAGTACGCTAAAGAGGAAAGAGAGAGACTAGAAAACACAAAAACATATTAATTTATTTGGTTTTCTCATATTTTTTGTTTATATTTGATAAAACTAATAAACTTTAAATATGAATTTAGGATACGCTTGTATTAATATGACGATGGGTAAGAAAGTATCTACCAATCGTACAATGGTTAAAAGAACTTTTCAATCTAAGGGATTGGATTATGTTTCCGAACTGGCATTAGCCAATGCAAGTGATATCATTAAGATTTTGGAATGGAATCGATTAAATGGTATCAAATTCTTCCGTTTATCTTCCGCAATTATACCTTGGGGTGACCATATTGATTTAACCCAACTCAAAGACTACAAACAAATCAAATCAGAACTCAAAAAAGCAGGTGATTTCGCTAAGTTTTGGGAAATGCGCATAAATTCACACCCTGGTCCATTTTGTGTACTTACTTCGCCGAATGAAACTGTTGTAACTAACGCAATTGCAGATTTAGAACTACATGGTAAGATATTTGATATGATGGGATTATCCAAAACCACATACAATAACATTAATATCCATTGTAATGGTGTTTATGGAGATAAAAAGAGTGCGATGGATAGATTTATCACTAATTTCAAAAGACTCTCTAAATCGGTTCAAAATAGGCTTACAATAGAGAACGATGATAAGGCTTCTATGTACTCTGTTAAGGATTTAATGTACATACACGAAAAAACAGGCATTCCTATTGTATTCGATTATCATCATCACAAATTTTGTACAGGTGACCTTTCGGAAGAACAAGCATTAAAGTTAGCAGCTACAACTTGGCCTAAAGATATTAGACAAGAAGTTCATTATTCGGAATCAAAAGCATTACACGAAAATAATCCAAAAGAAAAACCACAGGCTCACTCATTATACATTAACGAACTACCAAATACATACGGATTAGATATCGATGTTATGGTAGAAGCTAAAGGTAAAGAGTTAGCTATATTACCTTATTTAAAAAAAAATATAAATGAAAAAGTACGCATTGTTCATAGGCCGTTGGCAGAATTGGCATAAAGGACATGAATGGTTAATCCGCCAACAAATGGATAAAGGAAAAAATGTTTGGGTTGCAATTAGAGATGTTCCAAAAGATGAGAACAATCCTAAATCAGCACAAGAAGTTTTAACTATGTTACAAAACGAACCATTTTTTCAAAACAATTGGGATAAATTGTTTATATCAATTATTCCTGATATTGAGAGTGTAAACTATGGTAGAGGTGTTGGATATGAAGTTATATACCATGAACCACCAACCGAAATCGCTGAAATAAGCGGAACTAAAATTAGAAAAGGAGAAATAGATGCCACAGGTAAAGCGACACATAGCTAAAAGTATTAGTTACAGATTTGTTGGTACACTTACAACAATTATACTAACAGTATCCGCAGGATTACCATTAAAGTGGGCAGGTATGGTTGGTGTTGGTGAATTATTATTTAAACCAATTATTTACTTTTTACATGAAAGAGTTTGGTATCAATATATAAAATACGGATTAAAAAAGCAAAAATAAAATGGAAAATCAAGGTAAAAGACCAGAACAAATTAAATTCTCACAAGATGTATCCTTTTATGCTATTATTGGATTAATAATAACATTAGGAATTATTTTAATAACAAATTAAATATTATGAAATTAATCGTTGATAAAAAACAAACTGGAATGCCAAATCCGGATTTTGTAAAATATCTAAAAAATGTAGTACCTAAATCCGAATTAAGTCAATTAGAAGTTGATGTACTAAGAGACACACTATTTGCAGCACTTAAAGGTATGGGTGGCGTAGGATTATCCGCAAACCAAATTGGTGTAAATAAAAGAGCATGTGTTATTAAATTTAATGATGTTGAACTATTTCTTTTAAACCCTGTTATTACAGAACGTTCTAATGAAGGGTTTATATTCTATGAGGGATGTTTATCAATACCAGATACTATTCGTAAGCCCGTTAGAACTATACGTGCTACATATGTTGTTGTACAAACGGATAATTTAGGCGAATTAAGATTTGAAATTAATCCAGAAGAAGATAGAAAGTTAGAAGGACAGATATCGGAAGATACAATGAAAACAGTTGTAGTTCAGCATGAAATAGACCACTTAGATGGCATTACAATTAAAGATAGAGTATATTCAACTACAATAGTTAAAAAACAATCTTATGGTAGAAATGACAAGATTGTTATGAAAGCACCTAATGGTGATTTAGTTGAAGTAAAATACAAAAAAGCAAACGATTATTTTTTAAAAGGATATGAAGTAGTATAATATGGAATATGTAATTTTAATATTAGTCTTTATGTTAATCGCTTTATTATATGCGGTATATAACCTATTATCTAAAGTAGAAAGATATGAAGATTTTATAGACCAGCAAGAATTAAACAACCAAACATTACTGGAGACTTTGCGTAGAATAGATTCTAAGCAAATGTTTGAGAAGGATGATGAAGTAGGTTCTTTGTTTACGCAAATAAAGGATACCATCACCCAATTCAAACAATTCTAAAAAATGCCTAGAAAAAGAGTACCCAGAGTTTATTTCACAAAAGATACCGAAGATGCTATCATCGAATATAATAAAACTGATGACCAGCGTATAAAAAATAGATTATACAAAGATAGAATTCAGCATTCATTCGAAAAGCTAGCAGAGATAGTTTATAACAAGTGGAAATTTTCGTATTTTGATGATGACCCGCAAGATGTTATGGCAGAGGTTGTTGCCTTTATGATTGAGAAGATTCATATGTACCAAGAGGGTAAGGGAAAAGCATTCTCTTACTTTACTATTGTTGCCAGAAACTATCTTATCCTAAACAACAATTCAAATTACAAAAGATATAAAGATACCGATGTAATGTCATCTTTGCCTGAAAATTGGGATACTGAAAACAATTGGGCAGAAGAAGTTCGTAACGATGAGCATAGAACATTTAATGATAGAATGTTACAATATTGGGATGTTCATTTAGAAAATTTCTTTCAAAAGAAAAGAGATATACAAATAGCTGATGCAGTATTAGAATTATTTAGAAGAGCTAATTACATTGAAAATTTCAATAAAAAATCACTTTATCTACTTATTAGAGAAATGACAGGTTATCCTACCCATTATATAACTAAAGTTGTCAACAAAATGAAAGAAAAGCAAATGGCACTTTATAATGAGTTTGATAGAGAAGGTGATATAAAAATCTAAAATTATGGTTTCATTAGGTATTTCCGCATTCTACCACGATTCAGCAGTTTGTTTATTTGAAAATGGAAAAGTAATAGCGGCTATTGAAGAAGAAAAATTATCTGGCATAAAGCACGATAATTCATTTCCAAAACAAGCAATTAAATGGGTATTAGATTATTCTAAAAAAACAATATCCGACATAGACACTATTTGTTGGTATGAAGAACCTAATCTAAAATATGATAGGGTAAAAAACACTGTAGGAAAGTATTGGTGGAAAAATCGTAAGATTTGGAAGGGGTTTAAAAAAGAATTCGAAGAAACAGAAGGCAATTTAAGTATATATTTAGCCAAAAAATTAAACTTTACGGGTAAAATAGAATACATAAAGCACCATCACTCACATTTAGCTTTTTCATATTACACATCCCCATTTGATGATTGTGTTGGTATTTCAGTAGATGGTGTTGGTGAGTGGGAAACGGCTTTAGCTGTTAGATGTAAGGATAATAAATTTGAAGAGATAACATCTTTAAAATTCCCAAACTCATTAGGTTTAGTTTATTCAACTATAACTGCATATTTGGGATTTAAGCCAAATAATGGTGAATATAAAGTAATGGGGTTAGCACCATATGGCGACCCAACAAAGTATAAGCATGTATTTGATAAAATTTCGAAATTTGATATTCGTGGAAGTATAGAGATTGAACAAAAATATTTTACTTGGAAATATTCGAATACCGATATGTACACATATAAATTAGTTAAACTAATCGGATTTGAACCAAGAGAGCCTGAATCAAAGATAGAACAACATCATATGGACTTGGCAGCTGCATTACAAAAATGGTATGAGAGCTGTTTTTATTATTTTACAAATAATTGTATGCAGCAATCGAATACATCTAATTTGGTATTAGGTGGAGGTTCGGCATACAATGGAACTGCAAATGGTAAACTACAAAAACATACACCGGTTGGTAGTTTATGGATTCCATTCGCACCATCGGATGCCGGTTCTGCTATTGGAGCATGTTTATACTATTGGCATAATATATTAGGAAACCCAAAAGTAAAAGGTGGGGATAATCAATCACCATACTTAGGACCAGAATGGACTAATCAACAATTAACAAATATAATTCTCAAAGAAGAAGTTACACATAAAGCAATGTTTTATGATGATACAAAAATGTTATGTAAAGAAGTTGCAAAATTAATAAACGATGGAGCAGTAATAGGTTGGTTTCAAGGTAGAACTGAATTTGGTGCAAGAGCATTGGGAAATCGTTCTATATTAGCAAATCCACATTTGCCAGATGTAAGAGATAGAATAAATAGAGTTGTTAAAAAGAGAGAACTATTTAGACCATTCGCACCATCGGTTGTAGTAGAAGAATACACAAAATACTTTACATCGGAAGGAGAAGTTCCGTATATGAATCAGGTTGTTAAAGTTACCGATTATAAATCAATTCCATCGGTAACACACGTTGATAAATCAGCTAGAATACACACTGTTACTAAAAAACAAAATAAACTATATCACACTTTGTTAAAAGAATTTAAGAAAGTTAGTGGTACACCAATACTATTAAATACATCCTTTAATTTAAGAGGACATACAATGACTAATGACCCACAAAAAGCCATATGGACATTTCTAAATTCAGATATGGATTATTTGGTGTTGGGTAATTATTTGATAAGTAAATAATTATTAGTAGATAAAAGACGAATTATGGCATCAGAATTCCAATTGTTTGATGGGAAAAACCTATCATCATTGTTTAAAGATATATACGAAAACCAACAAAACAAAAAGAAAAACATTTCCGATTTGATTGAATCATTGAGGAAATTAATTAAGAATGTTGGTGAAGCAACTGTTATTGCTCCAATTATCAAAGACCTTATTGAGGTATCGGTTAAGAACGATGACCATCTTATTAAACTTGCAACAATTGCACAAAGACTAGCAGCAGCAGAAGCTAAAGGTATTGGCGAAGATGGTTGGTTAAGTGAAACTGAAAAAGCTCAACTACTACAAGATATGGAGGAAACCATAAATGAAGTAGAAAAAAAGAACGAAGAAAAATTGGATGATATTAAATTAGAATTAGACGAATTAAAATCCAAAATGTAAAATGCCGGTAGGAATAACAGCAAATAGTAGTGAAGGTGGTACATCATCTGCGATTGAAGCATACTTAGCAGTAGTAACCAAAGTATATCTTAAATCCGATAAAGAATTAGATAAAGAAAAAGATTATATAAAGGTATATAATGATAACAAAAACTTTGATTCTAATGATATTCGTTTTTTAGGTGCTATTGAATTTGCAAGAGAATCTGCTATTATCAACGAAGGATATGCTTTTCCGTTTGATAAAAATAATATAACTTACCCAATATTGGGAGAAACTGTTTTAATACTTGAAATTGGTAAAGATTACTATTGGCTTCCATACTCTAATACACATTATCCAAATTATAGAGAAGATTACAAAACATCTCAAATAGGTAAAGAAAAAGAGATATCAAAAAATACTACTGAATCTAAAAACAAAAATTACCAAGAAACAAAAGCAACTGGAACGCCAAATCAAAAACCAACACAAACTAAATCGGATTCTAAAAAATATAAGGTAAACGAAAAAATTAAATTTTTAAATCCGAAAGAAGGCGATACCATTATAAGTGGTAGAGTTGGTAACACAATTCGTTTTAGTGAGTTTCATTTAACTGAAGATGGTAAAACATCATCTCCATCTATATTCATTCGTAACAAACAAAACCCAGAATTGGATGATAAGAAGATTGGTGAGTTAATAGAAGAAGATATTAATAAAGATGGTACATCTATATACATTGTATCTAACAAAGTAAAAGTTCCATTTAAAGAGGAAATAAAAAAAGAAAAGAAAGGATTTAAAGAATATCCATCTTCAACCGATTTTAAAGGAGACCAACTATTTGTTAATTCAGACAGAATAGTTTTATCAGCTAAAGCAAAAGAATTTATTATGTTTGGTAAAGGAAACACCGGTATAATAACCGATGGTAATTTTTCAGTAGATGCTGAAAAGGAAATATACTTTCATAATAAGAAAAATATAACAATTCATTCCGAAGGTTCTAATCAAATATTCTTAAATTCAGATAATGGTAAAATATATTTGGGAAAGAATAGTGGTGAAGGAGATGCAGGAGCCGCAGTACAAAAAATGGTATTGGGTGGTGAATTGGTTAAAATTATGGGTGAACTGATTGATGCAATAACAAAGCAACAATATCTAACACCAGCCGGCCCATCATCTGTTGGACCAACAAACGTAGCACAATTTACTTCAATTAAATCGAAGTTAAAAACTCTACTATCTGCTAAAAACTTTTTAAGTAAATCATAATGTCTTGGAAAACATTCAAATCGACATTATTACCACAAATGCAAAACAACTCTTATCAGAGCATTAGTGATTTTGCAAAAGCATTTACATTTGCGTATGATATAGCAATCAAATCAGGCAAAGACCCAATAAATGGTGTACCACTATTGAAAGGAAACCCCGTTTTGATGCAGGAAGCAATCATTCAATTTTTAGAGCAAACACAAAAAGCAAAAGTACTTACATTTTTAGAAGTAGTTGGACCGGCAGTTATTATATATTGGGTAGGTGGAAAAATGTCACCATTACCACCACCAACAATACCAGCGCCTGGTTCTATAAAAAACATAGCAACTACAATGGGAGTAGTATTAAAGCCAGGAACTTGGACTCCCACAAAAGTTCCACCAAACAACAATCCCGAACAATTCTTAGATGCGTTCATACGTTCAGCAAAATTACATTTGATGAGTGTATCGGGAATATATTCAGTATTAGCACAATACCCACCGCCAGCGCCACCCGCACCCGGAGTTGTTCAATGGAGTGGATACAAAGTGCCTGATTAAATTAAATTTTCTATTTCAATATTTATTAAAAAAGTATCTATTATGTCAAAATCAGATGTATTATTGGGTCTCATTAAAGAAGTTGTTAAAAATGAGGTTAAACAACAGGTTAAAGAAGAAATCGTTAGACTTGTTAAAAGTGGCGCTATTACATTAAATAGCTCTAAACCAAAATCAACAACACCTTCACTAAAAGAAGCAATTGAAATTGACCCATTTGAAAAAGCAAATCAAGCTTTACAAAATAGTAGAAAGGTTACACCAACACAACCACAAAGAGAGTTTACAAAGAATCCCGTTTTAAATGAGATTTTAAATATGACTCAACCATTTACTGCAGCACATAGAGCAGAAGGAGCGGCAGCTTCAATGGGTATGGGCGGTGGTAGTATCTTAGATGCTATTCAGCCGGAAAGAAGTATGGAAGAAGATTGGGAAACATTAAGTTATTCAAATGCTAATATGCCATCACATCAAATTCCATCAACCGATAATGCTGGTGTGGATGTTTTAGCAAAGGCATTAACGAGAGATTATTCGGAATTAGTAAAGAGATTTAAATAATGGCAATAGAGCTTGGTAAATATAATGTAACGGATATAAAGGAGAACGACTATAAAGTTCTTGGTGTTTCTATAAACGAAACATCTACTTCAAATGGTGCGTTCGCTGTAAACTTTACATCTATTAATCAAGCAAAAAGTAATTTACAAAACTTAATCCTAACCAGAAAGGGTGAAAGATTAATGCAGCCTGAATTTGGTTGTGATATTTGGAAAACAATATTTGAACCAATTATAGAGGGAGATATAGAATCTAAAATTGAACAATCTATATTAGATGCAGTAAATACGTGGTTACCATATTTAAACATAGATACCATATTGTTTGATTATGATGAAAATGATATTGATACAAATAAATTACAATTAGAAATACAATTTTCATTAAAATCAAATAGTAACGTAGGAGCATCAGTAATAATAGACATAAAATAATTAGAGAATGGCGATAAAACCTAAAGATAAGAATTTTGGTAGTAGTAGAAACATAAACTATGTTGGTAAGGACTTTGCTACATTAAAAGAAAACCTTATCGAATATACTAAAACGTATTTCCCAAATACCTATTCGGATTTCAATGAAGCATCTCCGGGTATGGTATTTATTGAACAAGCTGCTGCTATTGGAGATGTATTATCTTTTTATCAGGATACACAATTAAAAGAATCGATGTTAGCACACGCTTCCGAAAGAAAGAACGTTGTTGCATTGGCTCAAACAATGGGGTATAGACCAAAAATATCAACACCAGCGGTAACCACATTGACCGTTTATCAATTAGTTCCATCAATAGGAACAGGGGTAAATAACAAACCAGATGAATCGTATTGTCTTAGAATAAAAGAAGGAATGGAGGTTGCTGCTAATACTGATTCTAATATTATTTTTAGAACAACAGATGTAGTTGATTTTTCATTAAAAACGGATAGGGAAGTTGATGTGCAAGAAAGAAATCAAATTGGAGAACCTACATTTTATTTATTAACTAAAAAAGTTAAAGCAATATCTGCTACTGAAAAAGAACAATCGTTTTCATTTACAACGTATCAAGAATATCCAAAGATAAGTATTACAGATGAAAACATAATTTCAGTAACAAGCGTTGTAGATTCTGATGGTACAAAATATTATGAAGTTCCGTATTTAGCACAAGAAAGTGTATTTATTGAAAGAGCAAATACAGAATCAAATGGTGGTGAGTTAAGTGCATCATCATCGGTAGTTCCTTATATATTGGAGGTACAAAAAGTACCACATAGATTTGCTGTAAAAGTAAATTCTGATAATACTTTAGATTTACAATTTGGTAGTGGTGATACAACTATGGCAGATGAAATAATTCTTCCAAATACTAAAAATGTAGGATTAGGATTAGCAAATTCAGTAAACAGACTAAATCAGGGAATAGACCCATCTAATTTTTTAAAAACAAATACATTCGGAATTGTACCAACAAATACAACGTTAACTGTTAAATATTTAGTTGGTGGTGGAGTATCATCTAACATAAATTCGAATGAGTTAAGTAGAATAATTAGAATAGAATATGAAGAAGATTTGATATCGTTGGATAACCCTACTTTATATAATGAAATGAAATTATCAGTAGCAGTTAATAACGATGAAGCTGCGGTTGGTGGTAGAGGTGCAGAAACAATAGAAGAAATCAGACAAAACGCATTAGCAATGTTTGGTTCTCAAAATAGAGCAGTAACGAGAGAAGATTATGTTGTAAGAACTCTATCTATGCCAGAAAGATATGGTAGTGTTGCAAAAGTATATGTTAGTCCGGATGGAGAGATTGATAATAATTCCCCATCATCAATACTAGCATCTCCAAAAAACATAGCAGAGTTTGTTGGTGTTGTAGAAAGTATGAAAGATAAATCGACAAGCGAAATTCAAAAAGAATTAGTTAAATATCTTTCTCAAAAGAAAACTGCAATTGCAGAAGTAAATAATCCGTTTGCTATTAACATGTATGTTTTAGGATATGATAGTAACAAAAACCTAACCCAATTAAATCAGGCAGTTAAGCAAAACCTTAAAACCTATTTAGGTGAATATAGAATGTTGACTGATGCAGTTAATATTATCGATGGGTTTATTGTAAATATAGGAGTTGATTTTGAAGTAATTTGTTATTCAAACTATAATAAAAGAGAAGTGGTTGCAAATTGTTTAACGGAATTGCAATCATATTTTGAAATAGATAAGTGGACATTTAATAAACCAATAAACATTTCCGAAATAGAATTAATATTAGCAAATGTGGAAGGTGTAATGAGTGTACCATCCGTTAAGGTTTATAATTTGTGCGGTGGTGATGGTAACTACTCACCAAACAAATATAATATAGATGAGGCTACTAAGGGTAAAATAGTTTATCCATCTTTAGACCCATGTGTATTCGAAGTTAAATATCCAAATAAAGACATAAAAGGTAGGGCATTATAATGATTAGATTTTTTACAGCATCTTTTGATGCAAGTGTATATCTTCAACAACCCGACCAAAATGCGGGAAGAGATGAAGTATTAGAAGTTGGCAAACTATACTATGGTGATAATAGAGAAGTATGTAGAGCCTTAATTAAGTTTGATGTATCTTCAATTTCTGCTTCAATAGCAAATGGAGAAGTTAGTGGAAGTTGGAAAGCTTATTTAAACTTAAAATCAGTACAAGCTGAAGAAATTCCATTAGAATACACAATCTATACAAATGCAGTTTCTCAAAGTTGGACAATGGGAACTGGTACCAAATTCGATAATGTAACTTCAGATGGTATTAGTTGGAAATATAGAGATGGTATTAATAGTTGGCAAGATAATGTAATAGGTGGTACTGCTGTATTTACAACTGGAACAACAGGTTCTGCAAACGCAGAGGGTGGTACTTGGTACACCGCATCTCAAGCATCTCAATCATTTAATTATGAAGAATCTGATGTTAGAATAGATGTTACTGAAATAATTAAACTTTGGAATAGTGGTTCTACGAATGGTGGGGTTTATAATAACGGATTTATTATTCATCACGGATTAGAAAATGAATCAGATAGTTCAGATTATGGATTGTTAAAATTCTTTTCAAAAGAAACAAATACGATATATGAACCAAAATTAGAATTAGTTTGGAATGACCAAATAATATCAAGAGGTAATTTATCTCCTGTAACAGGTTCTGCTTCGGATGATGACTATAAAGTTATAATCACAAATTTAAAATCTAAATATCCAACCAATTCTATTGTTAAAGTAAGATTAAAAGGTAGAGATACTTATCCTTTAAAATCTTTTGGAACTACATTCGAATACGCACAAACTAAATATTTACCAACTACAACATATTATCAGTTAGAAGATTACAAAACCGGCGATATTATATTTCCATTTGGAGAATATACAAAAGTTAGTTGTGATAATGAGAGTAACTATTTTAAAATGAATTTATCAACTTTACCAATGAATAGAGCTTATAGATTGAAAATTAAAATAGTTGAAGATGGTATATCTACTGTGATAGATGATAGGTTTATATTTGAAATAGAATAATAATGAACGGATTAACACCATTAGAAACAATAGCACAAAAGCTAGAAGAAAAGAGAAAATCTGAATTAGAAACCATATTAAAGGTATCTGGTTCTGCTGCTATTGCCAGAAATGAATATGGTATAAACGTTGTTGATGAAAATAATGTAGCATCATCTTTAGCATTTAAAACTTTGGTAAAACCAAAGTATGATGAGATAGAAATTAAAAAAGCTATTAATGTTGAAGTTAAAGAACTTAGACCTGATATTCCAAAACCAAATTTAGATTTAGTACCAAAACCATTATACGATGAGGAGGTTAATACTAATGCTGATTTAAGAAAAGAAAACGAAGATTTAACTAAACAAGTAGAAGATTTAACACAAAAGGTAGCTGATTTAGAAGTTAATTTAAAAAGCGAAATAGATAATAGATTAAATATCGAACAAACAAATGATGCTTTAGTTAACCAATTAAATACATTAACACAAACAGTTGATGATTTTGCAGTACAAATACAAACATCTTTACAAAAATCAGTAGAAGAAGGTATTCTTAGAGCATCACTTCAATCACAAAATACAGGATTCAAAGCGCAGATTCAGGCATTAATAAAACAAATCGACTCTTTGAACTCAATTGTTGAAGGATTACAATCTCAATTGGGAGCAGTACAAAACCAACAGGCAATTGTACAAGGTACACAAGCACAGGCACAAGCTGCTGGAGCTGATGTTATAAATGAAGTTGCTATCGTTAAGTTAGAGCCAGAAGAAGATACTAATGCACCAAAGATATGGGCTAGATTCAAATCGGGTGGTGGTTCACAATGGAAAAACGGAAAAGCATTAAGTATAACAAATAATGATAAAAAAGAAATAACAGTTAAGTTAACAAAAACAAATCCAGAAAGTGGTAGAGATTTTTATTCAATACCATCTACATCATTTACAATGGCTCCTGGTGAAAATAAATCAATTGAATTTTCATTAACAGAGAATACTGTTGGTGATTTAGATGCTAGAAAGAAAGGTGGATTATTTGGAGGACACACCCATTCAAAAGATTATAAGGGAGGTTCATTAAAAATAACTATTACACGTGCCGATGGTACATCCAAAGAAAAAACTTATGATGCCGGGTTTGGTAAATACCATCCTAGTTCATATTAATAAATAAATTATGAGTATTACAAAATATACAAACTTCGATTCAATCGACATAAATAAATCCAATCAAGGTGAATTTTTGATGAAGGATGATAAA